TTGTTCGGGTGGTAACTGGAATAATGGCGCGAATGATGGCCTGTTCAACTGGAACCTGAATAACTCGTCTACGAATGCTTCTCTGAACAACGGGGCTCGCATTCTTATTTCTCCCAAAGCAAGACAATGAACCTCGTCGTCCTGACCCCTTGGTCGAAATACGCACGAAGAGTGGGGCTTAGTAGCTCGGTCGAAACGCCCCAAAGCGAATAAGAAGGAGACATCTCTCATTGAAACGCCACGGACATCTATTTGAAAAGATTACAGATATCGAAAACATACGCCTTGCCATCTGGCGCTCGTCAGAGGGCAAACGCAACCAAAAGCGCGTGCGGGAGATACTCGACAACGACCTGTACTACGCCTACAAGATACAACAGATGCTGCTCGACAAGACCTATAGACCCTATCGCTCAGAAGAGAAGAAGATCTTCGACAACTCGAATCTGAAAGAGCGTGTCATCAACAAGCCCGCCTATTATCCGGACCAGATCGTGCAGTGGGCGCTCATGTTGGTTCTTGAACCGGTCATGATGCGTGGCATGTACCACTACAACTGCGGGAGCATTCCGGGGCGCGGTACATCGTTCGGGCAGAAGGCTGTGCGCAAGTGGATGACGAAGGACCGCAAGAACACGAAATACTGCCTGAAGATGGACATCAAAAAGTTCTACCCGAGTGTGAAAGGGCACATTTTGAAGCGCGAGGTACGACGCAAGGTGAAGGACAACGACTGCCTATGGTTGATTGATACCATCATCGACCAGGAGGAAGGGCTGCCGATTGGTTTCTACACCAGTCAGTGGTTCTCTAATTTCGTCCTAGAGCGTCTGGACCACTTTATCAAGCAAACCCTAGGCGTGATGTATTACGTGCGCTACGTGGATGATTTGGTACTATTTGGACGCAACAAACGCCAACTGCATCGGGTACGACAGGCGGTCATGAGCTTCCTAGAAGATTTCGAGCTGACCATCAAGGAGAACTGGCAGGTGTTCAAGACAGCGAGTCGACCAGTCGACTTCCTCGGATTCCGGTTCTATCCGACACATACGACACTGAGACGACGGAACGCCTTGCGCATCCGCAGACGTGTCCAAAAGATTCGCAAGAAAGGACACCTGACGTTCAAAGATGCGTGCGCGGTCATCTCCTATTGGGGGTGGGTCAAGAAGAGCGACAGCTACCTGTTCTATCACAAATACATCAAGCCCCACATAACTATCAAACAATGCAAAAGGAAGGTGAGCGACCATGCAAGAGCAAAAATACGGGGTACTGCAGGACGGACGCTTGGTCTATGTGCCGCATAGCTATCCGGGCGCCAAACAGATTGTACACATCACACCAGACTATGACGAAGAAACGGAATACGTGTCTGTTTCAGACTACATCGAGACAGATACGCAGATCGAGATCGTCATGGCGAAATATTTACTGCAGTTGAACGACCCAGCAGAGGAGCCTCAGGAGCCAGAGGGAGAGTATGCAGAACCGGCACCTTGGGAGGACCCGGGAGAACGTGCAAAACAGAATCTCGAGAAAAAAGTGCAGGCTTTAGAGGATGAAAACCACCTATTGAAGGCACAAGTCAAAGCGGGCGATGACCGACAGGACTTTCAAGAAGAACTGATCGTTGAACTTGCCACAATCGTCTATTCAGGATGAAACAGGTATTAATCGCACTAACAATAAAACTACTAGGAGATGAAGTCATGATGAGTATTTTATTCGCACAACGTGTCATTTTGGGAAAAACAGCTTTTGAGGACGTACCGGCACTTTTGAAACCACAGGTCTATGGCCACTTAAAAGACAGTGGAGTGGAATTTCTAGCAGGAGACTATCAGCCACCAGTGACAGAAGGAGAATAAAGAGAACAAGAGCATCCCAAGCGGGTGCTCTTTTTTATGGATTTGAGCAAGTTGCTGTGTATCTATACACAAAGGGAGAGAAGTTTATGGAATACCTATTATCGGCCGGGGGTGTCAATTTGGAGCATTTAGAAATAGTGCGTTTTTATCTGTTTGGACAAGTGAAGTTTTTAGACTTGTTGTTCGTCTTAATGATTATTGATATTGCTACAGGAGTATTTAAAGCCATCAAGAATCAGAATCTTTGGTCGCGAAAGAGTCTATTTGGTTACGCTAGAAAGATTTTGATTTTCCTGGTCATCATCACAGCGAACATCGTAGATCAAATACTTGGTTATAACGGGTTTGTCGCAGCGTCCGCTGTAATCTTTTACATTTATAACGAGACGGTGTCTATCCTTGAAAATTTAGCAGAGGTCGGCGTGCCTGTACCTAAAAGTCTAGCAGACAAACTAAAGGTCATGAATGAAGAAGTAGACAATACAAAGCCGCCTGCAGCTGTCGTAGTTGAAGAACTTACTGGTGTGCAGGTCAAGACCAAGAAAGAGGGCGAATGATATGGTGAAGATTGCAATTGATGCCGGACACGGCATGAATACAGCTGGCAAGCGAACGCCAGACGGCGAACGTGAGTGGCATTTTAACGACACGGTAGCACGTTGGGTCGTCCATAACCTAAAAGGTTATGAAGGGGTCGAGACAAAACGACTTGATGATACATCTGGGAAAACGGATGTACCTTTAAAAACGCGCACAGATATCGCTAACGCATGGGGCGCCGATTCCCTTGTGAGTATTCATCACAATGCGTTTCTAGGGAAATGGGGAACGCACACAGGTACAGAGACGTTTATCTATCCTGGTAGCGTTAAAGGAATGGAGTTAGCAAAGGCAGTGCATCCTGAGCTCGTAAAAAGATTTAAGCTTAAAGATCGTGGGATTAAAGAAAAAGGCTTTCACATGCTGCGTGAGTCCAACATGCCTGCCATTTTGACTGAGGGTGGTTATATGGACAGCCGAATTGATATCGTGGCCATGCGTGACGAAAATCGGTTACGAGCACAAGCGGATGGCATCACGGCGGGGCTTGTTAAGTTTCATAAGCTTAAGAAAAAGGCGGCCCCTGCACCAGTCAAACCACAACCGGAGGTGACGAAACCCGTGGCAAACGAAAAACCAAAACAACCTACACAATTGGATAAAGAGTGGGATATCGCCAAGAAGCACGGTATAACTACCGGAGAGCGACCAAACGATACGATGACCCGAAAGGAAGGCGCCGCTATGATTGTGCGAGCGTTGAATTTAAAATAAGTGTGGTACAAGATAACTTTTTACAATAAAATGTAAACAGTTATCTGTGCGCACACCCACTATCAACTCGCACAGCAAAGCCCCTGACCGCGGAAACGGCAGGGGCTTATTTTTATTATTGAACTTCAATATTCCATTTAACTTCTTTTCCATCAAGCGAGAAGAAAGGAACATAGATAAGTTCGTATGTTGTACCATCAGTTACATCGAAGTACAATTTACCTTTAGCTTTCTTTCCTGCATTTAGATCAGTGCTAATTGGCATCTCGTCATAGCTGTAGTAATCACTCATTTGATTTCCTTCTGCATCGTATAGAGAGAAGTCTGTGCTATCTACCAATGAGCTTGTATCATTCGTGTTTTCAACGTCCACTTCTATAGTAAGCACTTTATCATTCTCTACCTCAGAGTACTCTGCAGGATCAGTGAATGAAGCTGAAGTGATAGTCAAGTTCACTCCGTCTACCGATACAGTGTCACCTACTTTATAAAATTCTGGAGCGGCTTCTTCCTCAGTTGCCTCTTCCTCAGCTGCAACCTCTTCAGATGATGTGTCTGTTTCTACTTTTTCGACAGTTGTTTCTCCACAAGCTCCAAGCAATAATGCAATAGCAGCTAATGACCATAATTGTTTTTTCATTTCCTATTCCTCCTTAATTTTCTATCATCATTATCTTACATTAGTTTATTACATTTTTGTTACACTATCGTTCGACAAATTACGACAATGTTTTATCCTACGTAATATGTTTCTTTCTATATATCTTAGCCTTCCACCATGATGCCGCCTAAACGCGAAAATACATCAAGATAAGGTAAAATATAAAAAAGGATGGTAAGATATTAAAGTTCAATGCAAGTGCCGTGTTGTAAGGTGTAATAAGGTACAAGAAAATACAATAGAATACGCTCTGAAACTTACCCACCATAAGAA